TGTTGTGGCTTGCGGTGGTGTTGTTAACTAAAGCACTGCCCCCGACAGCAACATTATAACTACCTGTGCTATTGTTGTAGAAAGTTTGAAACCCTAACGCTGTATTGAGTGTTCCCGTAGTAGTGCTATAAGCAGTCTGAAAACCAACCGCAGTGTTGTTGCTTGCGGTAGTGTTGTAGCTTAAAGCATCATCTCCCACGGCTGTATTTGAAGCCCCAGTAGTGTTTGATGATAATGCACTTCTACCTGTAGCTGTATTGGAAGCACCTGTTGTATTTACATACAAACTGAATGCACCCGTAGCAGTGTTTCGGCTTGCACTAGTATTTGCAGTAAGAGCATTAGCCCCGATTGCTACATTAGTAGCACCACTCGTTACACTATCCAACGCAGTATCACCCAACGCTACGTTGTTTGTACCAGTAGGATAATTGCCATCTAGCTTAATTGTGCCGCTATCGACTGACACATTACCTGCAACAGTCAGCCCATCAAGCGTCAGTGTCCCTGCAATATCCTTGTCAGCACTATCTGCTAAGTCTCTTGCTCTAGTCATGCGGCTACTCCTGTTCTGCTAAGTGTGCGGCATAAGCTGTCTTAACTGCGTCTGTGTGGACTGCATTGCAGATTGCTTGCACCTCTGCGCTTTCGCCTGAGATGTCTGCATCTGGTGCTACAACATGGCGGTGGTAGTTACGGCTGATTTCTGTACCATCACGCTTGATGACTGTAGCTGTGCGTACTTGCACATGCTTGAAGTCACCCACTACTTCGATTTTGTCTTCTACTGTTTCTTCTGTTAGTGCCATCTTGTTTATCTCCTATGATGGTTGTGGACTGTCCGACCCAAAGCTATGCAGTGGGTTATGAATCTGTTCTGTAGACAAGAGATATAGAAACTGGTCTACCATTTGTAACTTGGCTGTATTGAAAATATCTAATATTTGCTTGTTGGGCGCTTGTAGTAGACTTAACACCTAATACGCTTGTCGAGCCTCCACCTAAATAAGCTGCACCTACTTCATCTCCTGCACCAGTAGATGGCCCACCGTTATCAATCCACATATGCCCAGTGACGAAAGTGGCGGAACTGTTACTGCTGCTTGTAAATGGCAAACTTCCCACTCTTAAATTTCCGTCAGTTCCTGTAGTGTTGTTTCTTACAAATGTAGCTTCAACAAACACCCTTTGTCCTATTTTTGTATATCTGCCAGCAGCACCTGTAACGGCTTGGTGAGTTCCATTACCATCTCCAAATGTAGGAGTAAAAGTTCCCTCCTCATAGTCGTCCAACTTATTAGCCGACCCAGTGCCGCCAAGGTAGACACCGCCAGAGAGGTAGAGGTCTTTCCAACGATAGGAAGAAGACCCTAAATCAGTTCCACCATTAGACAAACTACCTGATTTCATTGGCATCATTTTGCTGTGTCCAAACTGAATACCACCAATGTTGGACACACTGCCAAAGATTTTGAAGTCATTACCACTTATTGCAATTTTTCCTGTTTCAGTACCTGCTTTTCTAAACCAAACTACCTCACCGTCTGCACCAGTGTTAAAGTCGCCAGAGATACCGTTGCTGCGACTTGCTGCAACCTTACCATCTGATCTTAAACAAATACCACTTGCATCGTTATTTGTAGGTGGTTGTGAATCAGAAGTACCAACATAAAAGTGACCATCAGCATCCAATCTTGCCTTTTCAGCATCGTTTGTATGAAACCTCATAGTTGCATTTTCACGATTAATAAAATATGCATGACCTTGATAGCTTGCAATATCAAGACCATCATTATTGCCGCTGCCAGATGTGTTGTCAGTTAGCTTTAATCCACCACCATTGCCAGAGCCGTGAATGTGTACGTTTCTAGCCCAACCTGGGTTTCCTGGCGAACTTTTTCCATAGCCAACGTCACCGTTGCTAGCAATACGCAAAACTTCTGATGAACTAACTGCAAACCTTATATCTTCAGCCCTAAAGCCCATTGGTTTCAAAGCTGACCCTGCGGAGTTCGAGGCTTGAAAAGCTAAGTTTCCAGAACCTACCTCACCCACATTATCATTAATTGTAAGTTTTGCGTTAGTAGCCGCAGTAATACTTATATCACCTTCGAAATTAGCCCCAGCTGCAAAATTAGCTACACCATTCTCAGACATATCGAGAGATAGTGCGTTTATTACAGAGCCACCATCATTCCCTTTAAATATAATATTTTGATCAGATATAATTGATTGAATAACAAAGTCAGAACTTACATTTTTAATTGAACCAACATGTGTTCCACCACTGTTAATTTTTACATCACCGCTAACAGTCACATTTCCTGAGAAAGTACCGCCAGTAGAAGCTGGAACCATATCAGCCGTAGTAAACGACTTGAAAGCAGTAACTTGCAGCACATCGCTTGCAACTGCACCACTTGCTAATACAACGCTCGTACCATTCGTTGCAGTGTAATCAGTGCCGTTAAACAGCAATGAGCCGTTCAATGTCACAAGTATATTATTAACAGTATAGCTTAGTGTAGCACTGTTAGCATCAGAGCCAGAGAATGTTGTCTGACCGCCTGACGCTGAATACTGATATGTTGTTAGGGATACATTCCCTGCTGATGTTGCAGCAATCCAACTAGCACCATCATACACTTTCATAATGTTTTCTGAGCTAGAAAAATAAAGCATACCACTAGCTAAAGCATCACCGTCATTGTCGGTTGTCGGGTCAGAATTTTTGACCCCCAAATATCTGTCGTCAAAGCTATCGAAAGAATTTGCCGCAGAAGAAGCACTGGCCGCAGCCGCAACTTGCGAAGCCGCAGCAGCAGTTTGGGAAGACGCAGCAGCCGTGGCGCTCGAAGCCGCATTAGTTGCATTTGTGCCAGCGTTTTGAATGGCGCTTAGATTATCAGTGACGTTTTGCAGATTTGTTGTTTGTCCGGCTACAGTTGTAACGTTTGCTGATATGCCAGCGACAGTTGTGACATTGCTAGATATACCAGCAACAGTCGTTACGTTGCCGGAAACTCCTGATACTGTGCTAACATCCGATACATTAGAAGCTACAGTATTTACATTCGTAATAGATCCAGCAACCGTTCCAATTGTATCCGAACCACCCAAATCAGCCGCAACTGTGCCAATATCAGCCGCATCACCAGCAACAGCCGTAACATTACTTGATATTCCGGCAACTGTCGTAACAGCCGCGCTAACACCAGCAACCGTCGTAACATTGCCCGATATGCCGGAAACCGTTGTTACGTTCGAACTTATACCAGCAACAGTGTTTACATCAGAAATATTCGTAGCAACAATCGGTACATTACCCTGTGTCGCCCAGTATTTAGCCGAATATTCGCTGGTATTTCCAACAGTAGAACTTGTTTTGGTAGCCCAATCTTTCGCAGAGCCAGAACCAGCATCAACGCCCGTGCCGCCTATCGCATAGGCTTTCGATGAATAATCGGCGCTTTCAACAAGACCAGTAGTCTTTCGCGCCCAGTTATCCGCTTCATCCGCAAAACCACTGGCGTTCGAAGCGCTTGCAGAAGCAGCATCAGCAGCAGCTTGCCCCACAACACTAGCACCCCACACAATCACGTTTTCATTGCCGGACACCGTGGGTAATCCAGGTGCAGTAAATAACGTTAGCTGGTTGCCGCTAATCGTATAGTCATCAGTAGGGTTTAATAGCTCCCCGTTAACAAATACTTGTATCGATGTCGTGGACGCATAAGTGTATGTTAAAGTAAAGACTGTTGTAGTTCCGTCACCCTCGAACTTATCTACCGCTGAACTTGTACCAGATATGGCCGCGTTCGCTATCAATATCCACCTATTTGCAGTGTTATCAGTAGCAAAAGCAGAGCTAGATGTGTGCGCCGCAGTAGCTAAATACGTTCCGCTGTTAAAATCTACTATGTCGCCAACAGCATAAGATCTCCCCGTTGTCCAATCACCCTGGGGAGTAAATCCAGTAACGTTAATCAATGCTAATGCACCTGGATCAAAAGCATCCTTGTGTACCGCCTGATTGCCCAGCTTGCCATCATCACGCTGAACCTTGGCAATGTTGGTGTTTAAATCATCTAAGGTTAGCTTAACCGCGTTAAGTTCCGCGTCTACTTGTGTACCTGGTAACGGATCAGCTGGCGTTGTCGCCTGATAATCCTTAAAATTAAACTGTCTGGTGTAGTCGCGTGGTTGTGACATTAGCTATTCCCATATCCCATTGCAGAGGCCATTCGAGATTTCTTGGCTTGTTTTTTTGCTTCAGCGCCCTTCTTTGCAGAGCGAGGCTGGTTGCGTAATGCCTTGAAGTCAGCACCAGTTATTTTGTTTTTAGGATCAGCTGCGCCAGCTATCTGTTTTTGCTTTGGTGTTAGGTTAGGCATTATGAGTACCCCATAGACTTAGCCATCTTGGATTTCTTTTTGGCCTTATTCTTTTTGCTGTTTGGGAAGCCAGCCTTCATATTAGAATATGACTTGTCGCTAATAGTGCTTTCGCTTTTTGGTCGGCTCGTGCCAGCCTTTTTACGCTTGTTAATATTTTCGTATAAACTCATGATAAATTACACCTCCATCGTTTTAATGCTGCGCCCTTTCGGGTTAGTTCGCCGTTCTTGCTTGTTGCGCCTCTCATTCCCGACATTCGAGCGCAGAAACTTTTTTTTCTTTTCTTTGCCTCGCCAGTTGGGTTCGCTTCAGTTACAGCGCGTTTTAAGTTAGACCCCGTTGCTTTGTTGTACTTGTCGCGCCCATCATCACTTAAACCAGCACCATCTTTTGTAGGGCGTTTCTCCCCTCTACCCACCGAAAGATTAACTGACATTGTTTATCGTTTTCCGTTACTGTTGATTGCATTATACAGCTGTTGGCAGCATCAATCAACGAAACAGAGCAAAAGTTCAAAATTGCGTAAAATTTGTAGCGACCGCCATAATACACATGATGCCACCGATCGGAATAGGCCACGGGGTGGGGTCGATCGGGGTCACATTATTATACAAATAGTCCCGATTGTACTAATCGTTGCATTGTTTTTATTAGGTTTTTTCTGAGTTTTGCGCTGTTGTTACGTCTTTAGCTAGTTCCGCGCGTTCATTTTCCCATCGATCTATCATACTAGCCAGCTGGTCAGGCGTTAGCTCGGCGAGGTTACGCCCATCGATAGAACCATCTGCACCTTTTACCAGGTCGCCAGCAAGCTCGAGCGATGTCCTGGCTGCGCTAACCTTTGCGCTTGCTGGTGCATCAGGGTCTAACATCACCTGTTTAAGCGTTTCCGCTCCCAATGTGGCAAGATCCGTTTGGTACAGTGTTTGTCTCTGTTGCCGAATAATCAATAAAACTGAGGGGTTTCTAGTCAACTCATATGCAGCTTGCTTAGGGAATGAGTAGCCAGCCAAACGCGCTGCTTCAGTGGCGTTCTTGTTGTCTGCTACAAGGTATCTGACAAACTCTTTCTGTTGGTCAGTCGGTTTTCTGTGTCTAATTAATCCCATTTGAGCCAATCTGTTACCTTTTTCGCTTGACAGTATTGTATAATTTTTTGCATGGTTTGTCTATTGGTGTAGCTCTACATCAATCAACAGCACAAAAAGGATATATTATTATGATAAAAAACGAAATGATAACACGCTATGAGGGCGACCAGTGGAATCGCTGGTTAGTCGTTCGAGAAGTGGACATTCAGAAAGTTGGCTTAAATAAAAACGACTTTAGCCATGATAGCCGCACAACTGTACTCCCTCGATGGGGCTCAGTGTTTGCGCTCGATCAAGACAAGGACTGCGAGACATTCAGAAAAGCTTGCAAACAATCCAAAGTATTTTTGACAATACAGAATTACGCACAGTGTGACGGACTGCACCAGATCCGCGATTGGGCATCAATCGAGATACTGCAAGACCACGCGCAAAAGTTGAGGTGCATGTAATGACCGGGCAATACGACATGTTTAACCAGGGCAGCGCTTCCCAGTTTGGGGAGCGACAGACTGACCTCGAGGAACTAATAGAAGAAAGCCACCGCCTGGAAGCAACCCAGACAAAGTATAGAGGCTCGAACGACCAGGAATATCAAATATATTTAAGCTGCGCGGATGACGGCAAAGGCGGAGATATTACCAGGAACGGCTTGCCATTAAAAACCTATAGCGAATGGTTGGGCTCATGAAACCAGTATGCGAAAGTTGTGGGTCAGATAATATCCACATTAATTTGTTAGGCTATTTTGACGAAAAGAAAGACAGTTGGATAATCGAGCATTTTTCAACAGAGATTGTTTGTGGCGTTTGCTGTGTCCAGCAGTACGAACAGACAGAGAAATTGACAAGTAAAGAGGTGGTCTTGTGATACACGCGCTCGAAACCCTCAAACGCTGGTTATCAAACGAAACCACCGAAATAGTAGCCGACGCTCTGGCGTGTGTGGGCTTGTTTGCTACTTGCGGAATACTTTTAGTCATATTCACGGCTTAACACTATCAGAGAGCGCCCCAGATGGGGCGTTCCGTGATGTTGTTACAGCATCGAAGCACAAAAAGGAGAAATTAAATGGATGACAGTTTTGACCATAGTAAATCTTGCATTGTCTACGAAGTAAACGACATATGCAAAAAGTATAAACAATATAGTGAACTGCAATATGGATTTGATTTAGACGCAGAAAACATAGTTGACCAATTGCGAGAGCAACCAGCGTCAATCCAAGTTCGCTCTGGCTGGCACGACAGTCCGTCAGATTTTAAACCAGAGGAATTTAAAATTGAGTTAAGCGGCGGAGGCCCAGCAACGCGCATTATTGGCGAGCTAGACAATAACGGAGATGTTTGGAGCGTACAACCACAGCATCAAAACTGGGGAACGCCTTGGACAGACCTTGTTTTGGATGATCAGCAAACCATTGCCGTTAAATGGTTTGCCAGTTTATTTTATTACGGAGAGTAAGCAATGCACGTAAAACTTAATTACTATGACTTAATTGACGCAATCGAGAACAAACTAAACGAAACCTTTGAAGGTGCAATATATTTAGAAGAATGTGAAACCTATTTAAGAGTTGAGATAAGTGAGCTAGACCGACAACCTAAAAAGTATAAAAATGGCCGCGTTATGAAAAATGAGCATGGCAACACAATTTGGGAAACGGTAGGCACTAAAAAGCATCATCTAACATTTGACGATGAAAGCTATCTATCAATTGATATATACAAATAAAAACTTACAATTTTATGAGCTTTTACCCTTAGCACCTAGCGCCTTTTCAACGGCATCATCGAGAGCGGCCAGATGGTCGCTCTTTTTGTTTTCAGCTGCTGCAATCTCATAGGCTATCGAGGCATAGCCCATTACATCCAACCAGCTGTCTAGGTGATACGGATCGAAGCCAGTGCGCGAGAGCTTATGCAGAACTCCGACAGCTGCCGCGTCTACCGCCTCGATGCTGCCAGCTGATCTATTACCCAGATATGCGCGGAGCAATTCAGCAAAGCGCGTCATGTTTTCCGTTGGGTCTCCGTGGTCTCTATTTCTATCCCCATCGACCAGATCGATGACTTTGGTTAATGCAGCTGCTCTTATCGATGATGTTTCCAAATTTTTAGAATGGGAGTTTGTCATTCAAGTTGCCTCCAGTTTTTATATCTATAATTTTTGAATCTTTAAATGTTGTCTTTGCTGCTTCTACTAATGGCTGTTGAAAGCTTTTAATAATCCGACAAACTTCATCGAGGGTATAAACAATCGGATACTTGTCTCGATCGATCGCCGCCGCATCGCTGCCCCATTTGACAATAGCAAAGTTATATTCGTCGCAATCTTCTGGCGCTATCCCATACCAAACTTCGGCGCTACCAGGTTTATGTCCAGCTTCGATCGCTGTTGTTTCCAACTTACGCCAACCCGTAATGAGGTTGTTGGCTTTTTGTACCAGGTATTCGCTATCATCGAGTTGACACGCTTCGCTAAAGTTTTGCCTCGCTTGCTCGAACTTAACTGCAAGGTTTGGCGCTGCAAGTTCCTCGAGTTTACCGATGCCCCATTTCATTTCGAGTTCTCGCGCTACAGCATCAACAGAATTAACAGCTGCACGACAAGTCTCTGCCCTGCTATCTCCCCACATCGCTGACACGCTGAAGCTTTCCTCCGCATCATCTTTTTTTAGATTTCTCTTTACTCTGCTGTATCGTCCCTTAACTGGCATACTGCTTCCTCTTTGCAATGCTTGTCCGTATCCCCCAGCAAACATTACTATTCCGCGCTTGCGGAAGTAATGTATAGGGGGTACGGGGGTTTACTTCCGCTTCATTTCCGCCCATTTCCGCCAATTTCCTTATATTTTGATGCTTTTTCATTTCTTACTTCCGCTAATTTTTGCTGTTTTTGCTTCCACTTCCGCCATTATTAGGGTTTGACCCCGTTCATTTCCGCCTTGCGGAAGTGGCGGAAGTGGGGCGGAAGTGATGAATCTGGACGTATTTTGGGTTTGGTTATTTCGTTGCTTTGTACGGTTGATTGATCGCACCACATATATATCTTGTTGCCGCTGACATTATCCGCGATGTAGTCGTAAAAGTCTTCTAGCTGGATCATTGCTTCGATGCATTGATCGTAGCTTTTAAGCCAGAAAGTTGTCGTAAGCTTTTCGCTATCGAGCGAGTAACCGAACACCAGCGCAGTGTAATAAACTAACATCATTTTGCTTCACCTCTTAGTATTATTTCTTCAATTTCGTTGGCTAGTATCCGCAGCTGCACACCCATTTCTTTTGTTATGATGCCGCTGAACAATGGCTTTCGATCTTTTGCGTTGAGAGCTTGACCAGGTATAAGCGCAAAGGTTTGATCCTTTTCGGACAACTCAAACGTCACATGGGCAACCTCGAGCCTTGTCATTGCATCCAGATTACGGACGCTACGCCTATACAAATGGCTATTCATCTTCGACCAGCACCTCGCCCATCCCGTCGCAATGGTCGCAATCGACTTTTATCTCTTTGAGGTAGCCGCCGTTTTCATAATCGATGACCGCTTTTTCTTCTAACTGGAAGCCGTCACCACCACACAACTTGCACTCGATCCACTTATCCATCTGATGCCTCCCTTGCCTCGAGGATGCGAACAGCTGCAAACTTTATGCTCTCGACGCGCTGCGCTGCGGTCAGTCTTGCCGGATGACGTTTAAGATCCTCGACCAGTACATCGCACTGCCGCACAATGGTCTCGAGATACTTAATTTCTGTTTCTTTAAGCATATGCCCTCCATGCTGGCTGATCTGGTGCTTTCAACACCTTCACGCCTTTGCTTTTTGTTTTTGAATCGTGTGTCGCGCTTTCGATGAAGCCTTGCGACTGCCATGCGCTGATGTAGCTTTTCGCTGATCGCTTTGGCATCCCGTAGTCGGTATGCAGAAACGTCTGTAAGCTGCGCTGAGTGTTTACCGCTATCGAGAACGGCTCTGCACTGTGCCAGCGTTTAGCAATTTCATCGAATATTGCTGCCGTTTGTCCATGATCTAGCTTGGTCGAGGCATCGAGGATCGCTTCGACTTCCATTGTTTTATCGACCAGCAAGCCAGTATCGCCACGAATAAAGCTGCGGATAAACATATCGCACTGGTCGTTGGTCTTGACGACTGCACCTTGAGCACACTGCCCTACACCAGCCTCGATGTTGTCCATCTTTTGCGCTAGTACGAGTTCATCTGCCTCGTTCATTGCCCAGAGCGAATACGCCCATCGAGCCCCATCGACTAATGCCGTTGTGCCTCTGATTGCTTCCCGTGCTTGTGATGCCTTTGTTATGTTGAACGCACCATCTTTGCGCATATGATGCGCTATTAAGATATTAGCATCAGTCTCGACGCACAAATGTGACATGACTGACCACCAGAATTGACCAGCGGCAGGGTCGCTGTTTATATCGGCTGCGGCGAACGCTTGTAGCGGATCGATGATGATTAACGCTATATCGCCTAACTCTTTCAGCTGCGACTTCATATCGAGAAACGCGGGCGTGACTGAATACTCGCCCATTGCGTGTGTAATCAGGCTCGATGTACCGCCAGCATCCGGCATCGGCACGACAAAAAGATTACCAGCTGCTCGATCTCTAAGGTTTGCACCTCCGATTGATGCGATACGACGGTGCATCGAGTTGGCGCTATCCTCTGCACCAAAGAACACTACTTTGCCATTGTGTACTATGTTGCCGCCGAACGCCCTCTCTTGGTGCATACCCTGATCACCACCAGCCACCTTCATTGCCAGATCGAGCAAGATAAAGCTCTTGCCCAGCCCACCGATTGCGCTGATTAGTCCTGGCACTCGACGCGGCAAGATACCATCGATGAGCCACTCCATTTCTGGCGGTTCACCTGAGTATCGCTGCATCGACCAATCTGTGATCCGAAAGCCACTGACAACAGGGGGTGCTTCAGAGCTTTCGGATCGACCGTCCGACCTGACATTGGCGACGGTATTCTTATTTTCTTCTGTTATGATGCGTAGTTCGTTATTCTTGGCGCGTTTTAGCTGATACCAAGCTTTCTTCTTAAACAGATCGAGGCCACGCCCATCGTCTGCCAGTGTTTTGTTACGCGACTTCGCTTTACGCTCGAACACTGGCCATGCTTCTTCGACCAGCTGCTCGACTGTTGGAAGTTCACCGCGTTGCGTCCACCATGTATGCAGTGTTCCCAATATCAGCTGCACCATGTACCCTTCCCGACCATCGACCATTTTGCCGAACATGTTGGTTTGGGTATCTTGGAGGTTGCTGCCGCCGTTTAATCTATGCGCTTCTGTCTTTGCGAGTTCTGTAATCCATTCTGGACTGTCCTCGATATTAAGGTCTTTCGCCCAATCCTCGACGCTATAATGCTGGCCGGACTTGTGATTGCTTGGAGCTACAACCACAAATCCGCCCTCGCCCCGGGTATCGACCCCCTCCCCGAGCACGTTTTTGCCCGTGATTATTGTTTGATCGTCTGGTGCTTTTAGAAATATATGCTTACCACCTGACCCCGTTCTTTGCTCGAACGTCATTGGCAGATCGTCGTATGCCATACACAGATCATCGAGGCTCTCTTGCCCGTCTTTGCCCTCACCGATGTCTACATCAATGGCATAGATGTTGCCGCTGATTTTGCCAGTGACCACGCCTAAGTTGTATTCTGCGTATTCTTCTTCAAACCACCACTCTAGCTGGTCGTAGTCTGCCCGTTGTTCCTGATATTTTTTCCACGATCGAGGCGCTGGATGTTTGCCAGGTGAATGGCAATCTTTACCAGCCGAACAGCTGCATCCGCCATCTTCTGTGACGTAATGTACTGGAACGACGCTGAAACCGCGATCATGCCAATGCTTTGCCCACTTAACTTTGCTCATGTTTTCCCCTGTTTATTAAAGGGCGACGGATAACCTACCAAAACCGCCGCCCAGTTCGAACGCTAGATTTCGTCGTTGTCAAAATCCACGTTCGGCGCACCACCTGACTGTGAAGCCGGAGAAATGGGCGGTGCGGTTTTTTCTGGTGGAGGTACGTCACCAGAAAGCTCGTCTGGTCGATTGATCCATTTTACGATTTCAAACTGAGGAACACGGCTATCGTTCTTGCCCATTTTAACTTTTTTGCCGTCTGTTATTTTAACAGCTGGTACTTTGCCGCTGCCAAACTCCTTAGATTTCTCTGCTTCTTCGTATAAATCCATGACAAACTGCCTGATGCCAGCGCCACTTGCAGACAACTCACGCACTGGTTCATCTTCAAACAGCTTTGTGCTGTAGAACATGACTGAAAAGCCTTGATTATGTGCATCGCTGGGCTTTGTCACCTTCATCGGGTCATTTTTTGGCCACGGATGCCAATCTCTGCCACCTTCAAGTTTAAGCCAACCAAGCTGTATGTTTTCTATATCAACAACAACTGGTGCGCTGGACATATCTACTGTTTCCATGCCAGCTGCCCCTGACATTTGCCATTCGTTGTCTCTGACCATAAATCGGATGTAAGCGTTTCCGCCTGTTTCTTGTATAAAGTTTAACGGCATAAGTTTTAATCTCCTTTAATATTCCGTTGTTTAGCGCCTAATTTTTCGTGGTAGGCGATCACGCGCAGCAGAAGTGACTGCGGATAATTAGAGCGACAAAAATTAAGCACCCTATCTCTGAATCTTACTGGGTCTACGTCGGCTAGCTGGCAAACCTCAGTGAAGTCTTCGTCTGGAAAACGCACCCACGCGATTGCTTCGATGGCGTCACGCCGCTTATAAACATCGTTGCTATCAAGCTCCTCGGCATCCCGTGTGACTTGATCGAGAACGCGCAACCACAACAAACCTTTTTTAGATCTTTCACGCGCCACTGGTTCGCTGAACCAAAAGGCTTCCCTAGCCAAAGAATTGCGTGGCGATTTCTTCGGCATTGTTCCAATAGAAACTGTCTGGGTTATGTGGTGTTGCTGCTATAAGCTCGTTGCTATCGGACGATAGACTTAAAAATGCCTCCATTTGTTGAACTGATTTTTTAAAGATTTTTAGATATTTCGCTGCATCGTCGTCGCTGAGTTCTAACCAGACCCAAGGATCGCGCTGCCGCGTTAATGCGTAGCCAAACTTTACTGTTGGCTTTTTGCCCGTCATGCTTTTGACAGCTGCCTGATACACGGCTGCTTGTATTCCGTGACTAAGCGACCACTTTGTTGGCGCTTTCGAGGTTGTTTTCAGATCGACAACCAAATTCTTTTCTTCATAGTAATAATCGAGGTAGCCAAGAAGCGGCACAGTACCATCATCACCAGGACGAAACCGAACGTTAATACCAACGTTATGCTGCTTCTGATCTTTAGGTGGATCGTCTGGTCTACCCAGCGGCATCAGGTGTTCTAAGGCTGTTGCCGTCATACGCTCCACAATGGGAACGCGCTTTTCTAATTCTTCGGCTCGTTTAGGTAATGTGAGGCTATCATCTTTTAAATAACGCACTGCTTTCTTTACGCAGCCGTCTATATCCTCACCTTCGTAAAGCCCAAGGTCTACACCTCTCTCAACTGCTTTACCTTGCACGGCTGCAAACCCAGATGGAAACCGAACCTTACCTAAGTATCGAGCAACCCATACGTCAGGTGCTTCGCGGAAAGTATTTACATTGCTAACGCTGATACGCTTAATGTTATGTGTTACAAAGCCGTTTTGTCTGTCGTTGTCGGTCATATCAATCAACACTTTCGACAAATGAAATGGCGTAATAAGCAAGTAAAGCTGCATCCGCACGGCCATCGTCTTTCTTTCGAGAGAACAAATGACTGTATTTAGGGAACAACTCGCAAGCGCGTTGACGATTAGCGTCTTTACCTTTTTGGCATTTTAACGCCTTCATCCATTGTTGCGGTGTTACTTGTGTGGTTTGCAGACCTAATCCGGCAGCTACGCCCAGTAAGACCCCGAAACCTTTTCCAAAATTAAACATTGATGTTACGCCTTGACCTGGCATTGCTGCGACTTTCTCAATATACACGGGCGCTGCCGCCTCTTTTAATATGTCTACCACAAGATATGGGCTTATTGTTTTCTTTTTATTTACTTCGAGGATTGGCATATCCCAAACATCGAGGGTAGCTTTGCTGGGATTATACCTGGCTATTGCTCCGCTGATGCCTGGGTCGATACCTATAACTGTCACCCAATGTTCCTCACTTTGGCTTCAGCATCGTATAAAATATCTGATACTTCTTTCGATCCGTACCTCAGCATGGATTTTAAAGTGTCGCTATGTTTAAGCAACAATTGTATTGTTTTAGTTTTATCTGTTTCACGGATATTATCGCTTTCTAAAATTGTAATTAGTAAAGAAAGTAAATGATATTTTTCAAAACTGTGTGGAACAGCTTCCGCTAAATATATGTCAAATTCGTTTAAATCATCGTTAAGAGTTTTTGGAAAATTTGTAACAAGCGCTAGTGACATAGCACCTCACTCTCTACTGGCGGAGCTAAAGACGCGATTAAGCTACCCCAGCTGTTTCCAGAAAACCAATCACTTTGCGGACATCCGCGTCGAGACTGAAATTTAAAAATTGATATTACAAGATTTGTGGTATTAGCAAGATACCGATAAGTATAACTGCTAGACCAAAAATATAAATTACAAAAATTATGCATCATTATCTTTCTCCTCCGTTGCTACATAATCCAACAAGTCAAACCGTTGATTGTTGCCACGCGCTATGTACGCAAGCGTAAGCACACTATCTATCGGTATATTATTTCTGCGCACCCAGTTTCGTACTGCGTGTGCTGTTCTCGGATGGCCGACTTCTTTTAATGCTCGAGTAACTTTTTTTACGCCACCAAAGTGTAGAATGATTTTTTCCGCATCTATTGTCAACATTTTCTATTTTGTCCGCCAAAGTTGATTGTAGTTTGTCTACATAAACATAGCCAAATTGGTAACGCAAGTGTAAAAAAATAAAAATTTTTGTTGCCAATCTGACAACATTGTGTCTATTTAGTATGCATCAACAGGGGAATGAAATGGCTAAATCAATAATGACAAGAGGTCAACCTGGTGGCGAGGTAGACTACTCACAACGCATATTAACACGCGCTGAATTTGGCAAAAGGCTATATTCTTATATGCTTAAGAAGGGCTGGAATCAATCCACGATGGCTAGAGAAGTTGGTTTGGGCAGAGATAGCATTAGCCAATATGTACGGGGACGATCTATTCCAAATCCGATTAACTTGGACAAATTGGCAAAGGCACTTAACGTCGAGGCAGACGTTTTGTTCCCAAACTATGACGCGCAGAGTAATGCGGTAGAAGAACCGACGCTGGAAATGAAATCTATCGACAATGATGCAGAAAATATGTGGCTGCGCATCAATATGAAAGTTGACGCTAAAAAAGCGTTAGAAGTATTTAAAATTTTAAAAGGTTAATTATGGAACTGCTTACACAAAAGCAAGCAGCTGATTTACTTTGCGTGTCGATTCGTACAGTCGAACGATACAGACACAGCGGATTATTAAAATCTATTCAAATAAATAAACGAACAATAAGAATACCAAAATTAGCAGTGGAGAAACTGCTGGGAGAATTAACATGGCACAAGAGCCAAGACTTGAAAGATTTGAAAACAACAAATACTACATCATCTACAGAAGCCAAAACCGCAGCCAAAGAGTATCGACGAGGACGACGGATTTATCAATCGCAACTGCACGGTTTCAAGGCTGGTTAGAAGAAAGTAAAATAAACTTTACGGTTGAGAACGACCCTACTGTTGGTCGCTGTTTAGATCTTTGGTTTAATGATTGGATTAAAGATCGAATGATAACTGAGAACCGTTACCATTCGATTATAAATAATTTAAAAAAATATTTTGATAATATGCCAGTTAGTTCGGTGCAGAGAAAACATTCTAAGAAATACATCGAACTTAGAGAAAACGGTTTGATTGGCCAATGCCCAGCGGCATCAGGAACAATACGAAACGAGTTGCAACGTCTTAGAGCTTGCTTTCGATTTATGGTTGAACGTGTAGAGCCTAAAGAACAGCGTCTTGACCAAGAGCTCATACCTTATGTCGAGTTGCCGCCGCCTAGCCCACCAAGGGATCGAGTTTTAGATGATGATGAAGTAAACTTACTTAGAGAAGTTTGTCCTGATCTTATCCTAAACGGGTCGGGTCGCAGACCATCGAACCGAGTATCGAGGATCGGTAGGTTTATAATGTTAGCAATGGAGACAGCACAACGTAAAGCAGCAATACTTGATCTCACTTGGGATCGAGTAAACTTTGAGACGAACCGAATAGAGTTTAACGCAAAAGGACGGCAACAAACAAAAAAGAAACGCCCAACTGTAAGTATGAGCCCTCGATTACGCAAAACGTTGTTACGAGCAAAAGAAGAAGCTATCAACGAGTATGTCCTTGATAAGAAGACCGACGTTTATGAGGCTGTTAAAAGTTTTGGCAAAAGTATTGGCATTGACGATTTAAACCCTCACGTTTTCCGCCATACCTGGGCAACAAGAGCAGTTATGCGTGGTGTAGATTTAACAAAAGTTGCTGCAATGCTGGGCGATAAAATAAAAACTGTTGAGGATAATTACCAACACCTATCGCCGGATTACTTGGACGATGTGCATGAGGAATAGTCATTGTGGCTCAATTAATGGCGCAAAAAAAGTTTTGTTGATTGCTATTTATTATTTTATATCAATAATTTAACGGACATAACGATTAGTTCCGGGCCTACCAGATTATGACATGTTGATCGACAATCGACACCTTTAAAATAGACGTTTGGTTAAGTTGTCGATCACATTTTCCCGACATAAGCCGACATAAAACGGCGCAAAATGTGCCAATTGGCGCAAAATGCGCCGCTTACCTATTGATCTACAAATCTCAAAAGTGTAACGTTTTCGTGAGGCCGGAAAGTTCGCAAGAACCTTTTTGTGCTAAAAAGATTTAAATTCTGGCCTCACCAATCATTTAAACATACTATTTCCAAACGGGCTCGATGATCCGCCACCCGATCCACCTCTACGATATTCTACGCCATGCGTCATTTTAATAAACTCTCGAACGACATAATGTTTAACCGATGGAGAAGATAAGGCCATATCAGCTGCACCTAATCCGTAGCCCAGAGTTGTGCCAACACCTGGCAATGACGTTAAAAATCCGGCGATAAATGGAACGGCTATATCATATGTGCCTCGAGCAGCCTGATATTCTTTTGAAACAGTATTCGGGCTATTATCGATGCCAAGACCAAATATCCGCTGCAATGCTTTTAGGTAATACGAACCAGTAGCACCAACCAAAACGTTAGAAAAATCTGATTGATATTTCAAACTGTATAGACTGTTGATAAACGGATCTGCACGACCAGTAAAACCAGACCGTGATAAACCTAACGTCGCAAGGTATTTGAATGGCGCTACTCGACCTTCTTCTTCCTTTTCTTCTTCCCACTTGTCGCGGTTAAAAATAAACTCTCTAGCAGCTGAAACTAATGTGTGACCGACGTATAAAGAAAACAACGGTAAGAAAGATTGTCTAGCTAATCGCAATCCTCCTCTAGCTGCACCTCTAGTTTCGATACCTCGAACACCACGCTTAATAGCCATTTCTAATACGTTACGTTGAAACGCTGCAATGAATGATTGAATACCAAATACAATTCGACCTATTGGCGCTTCTGCCCACTTCGGCCTATCAACAATTTTTGGATCTTGTATCGATTGATCGACGAATCGATTTGTAGCAACTGACAGCACTGATCCCATATCGGTTAGAGATCCGTCAGCGTTCATTATCTGATCTATTTCGTAAAAGCCTTTTCGGGTTTTTGTTAAATTGCTTGCATACTCAGCAAAAGTTTCCATTTGCTCTGGTCGCACACCCAAATCTTGTAGAGCTAGTCGTGATTCTTCTTTCATTCCGGCGTCTGTCGTTTCTCTAAATTGTTTGGCTTGCTCTGAAATAAACTGAATACCTACTCGCATCGAGGCTCGACGTTGTGCAATCGTTACGTTTGTAAGCCCTGTTCTTAAAAAGAAATTTGCCAACTGCATTGCGCTTTTACTATCTTCGGCTTGCATACCGCCTAACCGATTAGACATAACTTCGCCTGTTTGTGGTAGATCGATTACGCCTAGTATGTTTGCCAACTGGGAATAATACCTTTTTCTTTCAACTGCATTTTTTCCGCGCATCGATGCTCCAAGACCATCGAAAGCTAAGAACAACGCTTCTAGACCCTTGATGCTGCTACCAGCTTGCACACCAACTGTAAGAGGTTCTGCAATCGATGATATGACAGCACGGGGTAGCAACGACATTGTTCCGTAAGTGTTGATTCTATTGATAGCATGAGCAAGCATATTGTCCTGTCCCCCATGCCGACCAGTAACCATATTTACGATTGTTCTTACTTCCTGTGCTTCATGCGGTTTCATTCCAGCGCCTACCGCTTCCTCGAGCAAGTAATCTGCAAAGTCTCGAGGGTTGCCGTCCACATCTTTTCTTTTGCCCTCTGGAACTAAATCTCGACCAAACCTTTTATTGTACTCTGTTGATCGAACCGCAGCTGGTATGTACTGCATGATTGCGTCAGTAGAGTTAAGATAGAAGTCATTCATATATTTATCGGCTTCACCTGGCAATTTACGTTTGCTTGAAAATTTACCTTGCGAACCATTAGTGGATGGGTCAGCCCCTTCTCGAGCTTGTATTCGATGCAGCCAATTATCTGCTGCCGCAACTGCGAATGGTCGTCTTAAATAATCGTGCAATCTTTTATGGGTTGCTTCAATTTTTGCTTTGTCTTGATCGATCTCTCTTTGCAAATCAGCTGTAGGTTCTCCCTTTGCTTCTGCTTTTTTAAGAGTTTTTTCCAAGTCTAATAATTTTTTAACAGTCGGGCGTATTTGATTTGCCATCTCTGTGAAGTCTTGATCGACGTAGCTGCGTAAACCTTTACTTCGTGCAAGCGTAACAAGTTTGTCTGCCTGTTCGATGTTACCATTTTCGTATTCGCCATACTCATTATCGAATATGACTTTTTCGTATAAAGGTATTGCGCCCTTGTCTCCGCCTAGCTCACCTTTAAACTGCGATGGGTTTTCCATAGCAAGTGGCACATCGAGCATACGAGGCATATACCCTACATCTTGAATGTAGTTCACATCTTGGCCGCTTTTAACCATGTAATCATATACTGGGTTGAGCAATTCGCGCCTTAGTTTACCAGCAAGCTTTATAACTTTAGGTGAAGCGTTAGCTGTGGTTTCAGCCTCGCCCGTCAGTAATAAGCGTAGCGATTTTAGTTCGCTCTCGCTCATAGTATCCATGTTAAATTCTTTGTTAAGTCGATCAAATGTTGCGTAAAACCTACGAGAGTTTATTCTTGTAGCTTCTTCAAACGTACCACCTTGATCGGTAACTCTGTTTTGTCTTGAGCCTGGATCTGTGGCAACACTGCTAATAATTCGCTCCATAATTTTTTTGACGCGAGGATTTCCTTTAACAACTTCACCTTCTGCATTTTTTTTAGCAGTGTATCGATCGGCAATGTTAAATAATATCTGACGCTTCGTGTTTATAAAGTTGCCGCCATATGTATCCTTTATTTCGTTATACTTGCGCTCAATGAACGTATCACCAGTAAATTTCTTAGGCCGTTGCCTCAGTTGGGCTGCATTGTTTCTTGCTATGCGAAATGCTTTTTTCTGGTCGCTTATAATTGCTTGCGCTACTCGTTTGGGCGCAGACGCCAGACTACCGCGTTCCTCATATTGCACTTCTCCCCAGAACGTTGCTTCTGCATCAATAAAATCAGATCCGCCAGGTGCGTCTGCCGCCGTACCTTCTGCAATGCTTTCGGTTCGTAGTGCTTCCATTAGCTGATCCATAGCTAACATTATATTGTGTCGCTCATGGTCTTTAGGGAATGTCATGGCTAGACGAATATCTGCACCCTTTACTTGGTCGAGCGCAATTTGGTATGCGGCATCGCCCTTTGTAATAAACTCATTGTTACCGCCGGATGCCTCAACGCTTTGCGCTATGTAAGCTTCAAAAGCTCGAGCAAACATTTCCGTTGGTCGTTTATAATAGTTTTTCCTGTTAGGCTGTTGCATATCGCCAAATTCAGAAGATTGTTCTTTAAACTTCGTAGGTGTGATTTGGGTTCGGCCACTGCCCTCTTGCAGTTTAAGCAGCTGTTCTCTTTTCTTTTCCAAAGTTTTATTTGGCTTGCCCGTTTTAAGTTGCCTTGCTTCGCTTTTAGCAATGTCTTGCTCAAGCTGCATAATCTTCAATGACACTTCAGCTTTATCGAGAAACAACGCATTAATTAAATTACCGAAAGCTTCTTGGACATTACGAGGTGTTTGACTTAGCCAAGGACGTTCACCAGAATTTGATGTGCGCCTTACTAAACCAGTAATCCCTTTTATATCTTTTGTTGGATCGCCAGTACCGTATTTCTCTAAGATGTGGTAATCAAGCGCATGCGCCCATTCATGTGCAAAGCTATTAGATCTTTGCGGCATAATAATTTGTTTCGCACCTGGACTATATGCCCCAAGAAATCGAGTAGCACGATCTGGCAAGGATAAAGAAAGGCTACCATTTAAACCCATAAGTGTATTAGGCATTGAAAGGCTGTGCGTCATCCACTGTAGGTTATGGTAAGCATCGAGCAGCTGGTTTACTTGCGTGTAGCCAGCACCTTCTTTTGGTGCTTGTATGTCTTTCAGCCCAAATTTATCCATTAAGACTTTGCGTAAAATTTTAAATTTTTCTTCGGTCGATTTGTTTTCGATCGCATCGACATTTACATCGCTATCTGAAAACGCATCGCGGTATAGAGATTGTCGTAATGTTTGGCTTCGCGTATCAAATATACTGCCTGAGTTTATTGTGCCAATATCATCAGTGTTCGGGGTAGCAGAGTTTACTTCGTCAAAGTCGAGGTCTGCTTCTTTACTGCGTCGTCTAGTGTTTTTGCTGCTTTTCGCCACGTTTTGCTTTTGTACTTGTTGGCTACTCGCTTCATCGCGTTCGACATTACTTTCAAAGAGTCCTGATTGTTGTCCTTTTCCTTCATTGCGCTTGGCCTCCGTTCGCTTTTTGCCAGCCTCGATCACATCATCAGGTGTTGTTGTGTCTTCAATAAGACCGCCAGTTTCCTTTTGTAATGCTTCTTCAACATAAAAGTCGAGGAAATCTTTCATAGCTTTTGTGCTATTAGCTCTGGTTAAGTCAGTATTATAAAACGCTCGAACAAGAGCTTCTAATGCTGGATCTGGTGCGGAAAGCATATCCGTCTGATTAAAATAATCTTGCACCTTAGTACCATCACGGCGCAAACGACTAACCAAGTTAGCCATTTCTGCTAGTCTGGGTGTAATATCCCATTGTGCTTCGGTTCGACCATCAGCCACTTGTTTCTTTAACTGAGCAAACTTAGGGGCAGCTGCCATAAACGCATTAGAAATAGCTTTTATGTTTTCGTCGCTGCTTTCGAGCATTGTTGCCAACGTGTCGGTATTATCAAAAGCAGAACCTAGTATGGCGTTCTTTACTCTTGCTACACCCTCTTGACTAATAACGCCGTTTGCATCAACAAACGCACCTTGCTCTGTAGGTGAGAGTATTTTCTTTGCATATTCTTGAACAAATTGTCTGTTTTGCGCTGCATCAATATCAAAGTCACCACGATACAACTCTATAATCTTGCTATCCGTTAATCGTTTTGCATCACGACCAGCACGTTCTGTCATAGACATTGTCGCTTGCGCTTCAGTGTTTGATAGATCCGCAAACTCTTTTAACTCAGCGACATTCATGTCGTCTGTTAGCTGCCGCACAAACACTGGTTGCGAAAACCCTTCGGTGTTAATCCCAGCACTTTCTAACGACGCTCGATACTTTGACAAACTTTCTGGCTGGTTGGCATAGACCTCTTGCAGTGTAAGCACTCGCCCATTACCAGACATAATCGTTCCATCTCGGGCAATAATAGGCGCACCAGAACCAGAAGTAGGATCATCGAGCAATCGATCTGGATTAAACATTGTGCCAGCCCGTTGCTTGCTTAGTGCTTCGCTTTCTTTGCGTGATCGATCACGCGGCTGCAGTTCGCCTTGCGCTTGCTTTAAATCTGCAAGTTCAACAACTTTACCTTTGACGTTGTAATTCTTTTGACCATCTGGGGTTTGTACGCTTTTAACCACATCATCAGTGCTAGTACCAACTTCGTCAGCTTCTTGGGGATTGGGTAGCTCTGGTGCTTTTTGTCTTTCTAAACGTTGATTTTCAAGACCTATAGATTCTTGCTCTTTTTGTATTTCTTTAAGTCTTTTCTTTATTTCAGTTTGTCTTGGATTTATACGCGCAACTATTTCTTTCTTACTTAACCCTTGATCTGACAATCTCATTGTCTCATTCATAAGTTCTGTGCTTTCAGCATCTAAACGTTTTTTTTCTGCATCTAATTCGTCATAACGTTTGTTAATGGTTGCAAGCTGCTCGTTTATATTATTATTATTTACAGCACTAGCTTTTGGCTGTACTGGCGCTTGCTTCTGAACATCAACAGGCTGGGCTTGTTGCGGTATAACTGGCTGTTTTTCTGTTGTAGTACCTGGCAATTGGCTTTGCAGCGCATTGCGTAAAACAGTTTTTTCGTCGTCTGATAATCCCGACAACTCTGGCGCGTCTTCGTTGTCTAGTGCATCTATTAGCTTCTGCACAAGTTCCGGCGATTGTGATTGCGCGTCAACGGGTGCTGTTGGTTGCTCGATGTTAGGTTGAGAAGCCGCAGACGGAGGAACAGGTTGCGCCGGAGCGTCATCCTGTTTAACCGTCTGCGTAGTTACCGTCGGATCAGGGAGTGCGTCATCGACGGGTGGAGCAACGGGTTGTTCTATATCTGTTTGTGGATCATCTGGTTTATTATTTCTTCTTGGGTTTGCTATTATACCTTCTGCAATAGTAGAGCCACCGCCAGCCAATGCTTCTGTAGTAGTTTCTTTAAAGCTAAACGGATCGCCTACGGCTCTTGTTGCAGCAGCCTCCCCAGCACCTTCGGAAGTCGCTTGGGCTACTGTTTGTCGTGTAAGGCTAGTTTTAATTATGTTTTGAGCAACTAAACCCTGACCAGCTAAATCTGCCGCAGCTATAACTAAACCTCGAGTTAAACCGCGTTCGTTTGCTTCGTCCATAAGTTGAGGGTTTTTAAACATTTTAGAGGCAGCATCAGGCGCAGAAAGATCGATGCCATTTTCTTTTAAAAAAGAGTCTATTTCTGCCGCGTACTCTCTGCTAAAGCCACCAAGAGACATCACCGCTGCACCAGCTGTAGGGTTTCCAGTTACAAGACTTGTCGCAACACCAGCTGCTATCTGCGGTACGTTTTCCGCAAGTGTCTCGCCCATAAACGCCATAAAGCCTATTGGATCGTCAGTAACAGTTGATAGCCACCCTCTAAAGGTATCAGGAGCATCTGCTAGTAACTCTCCGTATGCAGCTGCTGTTGGAGATTGAGCAAAACCCTCGGCTAGTTCAAATAATTCCCCCACCCTTTTCGTATTAGCAGTTAGTCTTTTAATATATGGCGCTGGGTTCTGCATCGCGTTTTGTCGTGTTTGTAGACGCTTATCAGTTACTTGCTGGTAGTTTACATTTGCTTGCGGTAAAACTCCATATTGACCCATCATTGCGTCTACTTGGGCAGGGTTACTTACTGTTGCTGCCCTTGAAGTAAAAGCTTGCGGCGGTACGCCCGATCTTATTATTTCATTATATCTAATAGCATCTTCTGTTTTTTGTGTATCCGCCAGAGCCCTTGCATCAGCTGTTGCCAGCATCGAGGGTAACGCTGCATATGTCGTAACAGCACCTCTTTTTACAGCCCTGCCAACCCCCGTACCATCTGGATTATTTGGATCAACCAACGGAGAGCTAGACGAAATGGGAGGGTTCGCGCTAACCACGTTCCCAGGAGGCGGCAACGCTTCCGTTGATTGATTGTTTATAGATGCCGGACGAAAATCAAATTCCTCAGAGGAGTTTGAATTAGTCTCAGCATTATTGTTTAAAATAGCAGACGGTCTAAAATCAACAGTTTGATCTTCTTCATCTTCACCTTGTTCGGTGGCTATTGAAGCTGGTCTAAAGTCCACATTTACACCTTTTAGTTTTGATAGTTTACAAGGGCTTCGGCTTGCTCGTTACTGTATCCCATTTCTATTGCTGTAGTTTTTAACTTTGCTGGATTATTTCTAGTTGCGTTGTAGAAATATTCTGGAAATAAAAACTTGCCGCCGCCAAAACGCCCTGTGGCAACAGTTATGTTACTGCTTTGTAAAATGGGAAGGACGCTTTCCGCGTATGCTTGGTCATACGTTTTCCCATCAGCAATATCTAAATTTAGGTTGTTATAAGCATATTCCCTAACCTTAACGAGCGCAGAACCAGGTAGTTCACCTAACGCAGTATAGTTCTTAATATCTTTTTCAAAACTACTGTTAAATTTAGTTAAGTTTTCACGGTTTTCTTTAGGAGTTGCAGCATTAAAATTATGCCCGTCAGGTATAACAAGCTTACCGTTCCTCAATACTGGATTTAACTTCTCAATATTTTCCGGTGCTATTTTAACTGTTGTAGGAGAACCACCTGGATTTTCGATCTCTACTTCGATCATGCTCTCAGTGTTGCCAAAGCTCATGGTATACTTGCCATCTGCATTAGGCTTTATATCTAACTTCTTAGCAAGACCAGGGGAAACAATCATTTCGTCATTGATAGTGATATACTGTTTATAAACGTTTTCGGCTTTTAAACGTTCTTGGTTTTGTTTCAGTTCTTCTCGTTTAAAAGTGTCTTCTATTCCAGCAATTTTTTCAGCACTTGCTGTGGTAATATCCGCAACGGCTGATTTCCATTCTTTTATAGCCTTTTGTTTAATGTTCTCAATTTCTATGTTGCCAGCAACTGTAGCCTTAGTGTCACGATCCCCCTGTCCACCTTCGGCAAACCGCAGCTTATCTTCGTATCTCTTACCAGCTAAGTCATCTTCAGACTCTAAGTTAGCAATGTCATAAAGGTTATCGAGTTGCATTTCTGCAAAACCTGGGTTTTGATATTGGCCTCCAGTTGGATCTAATAATAACGCACCTCGTCCAGCTTCAGCATCGTTACCAGTAAGTATTTGTCTTTCAGCAAACCTTTGCGCCCTTCCGCTTCCAACAGTGTCCAAAGCACTTGCTCTTTGGTCAGGGTTTCCGCCTTGCAGAATTGCTCTAACCATTGCCCCCGATACCTCTGGGTTAATAGTAATTGGCTGCCCATTTTGAGTTGTTTTTGGTAAACCTAGTGGTTCAATAAAAGCTTGTGCAATAGTTGAATCACTTGCAAGAAGATTAAGGGCATCACTCATAGCCACAAGATCAGCGGTTTCTTGATCAAATTTACCAGCTTGTGAATTATCTCTAGCCGCCGCCGCTTTCAATTGTGCCTGTTCAAAAGGTAGCAAGGTATTCACTCGATTGGTCCGTGAAACCTGATAATCCGTCTGCGGATCACCAATCAAAGCTTTAGTCAAATTACTAAAGCCTTGCGCTAAAAAAGGATCCATTTGGTACGGATTTCTTGCCATTTCTAATTTCCTTTATCTGGATCGTACAAACTATACCCAAGACCTACTTGACCAGCGCCTTGAAGAACTTGCGCCATTGGTGAGTTTGCTAATGTTGCAGCTGAACTCATTCCCGTGTCTAAAACATTTGTGTTGCCGCGCATGAAGTTACCCGTAAGCATCCCAGATGCTGCCGAATCTGCAAGTTTAGGCTGGATGGTCTGTGTTAAATATCTGTTTGTAGCGTCAAGCTTTGCAATGTTCTTTGCGTCTGCTTGTGCTTTTAGTATGGCAGCAGCTTCGCTTGCCGCCTTTTGATCCATAAATACTTTTGGTGCTGATCTAGCACTTTCGCTATTTGGTGTGCTTCTTTGGCTAATTGCTGCTTGTAGTATTTTAGAAAGCTCATTGCCAGCTGCTTCAATACCAGCCTGTCCAACGGATGAAGTTGCGGAATTGGTTGCGTTTTGTATTGCAGCTGCTTGCTGATCTTCTAGACCTCTGTTTCTGTCTCGAGTTTGCTGCATCCGCAACGCTTGCAAATCGTTTGCTTTGTTTGCGGCTCGGTTTTGAAGCCCTACTCCTATCGCTTGAGCAACAATACTTGGGCCAATACTAGAAGTTAAAGCTGCACCTACTGTCGGATCACACATTAATTTACTACCTTCACGCTGCCGCCGGAAATAGGATCGAATATTCCGGCGATTGTGGATGGCGCAGTGTTCGCGCCTTTTTCATTAACTGATTGAGATACCCGTCGAGGGCCACCAGAAGCCACGGCTGTTGGATCAACATTATACGATGGATCATATGATCGTTTTACAAAGTCAGTAAAGAAATCAACGACTTCTTGCTCTTTTGGTGTTTTGTATGGCTGTACTGCGCTTGGGATGTCGAACGCTTCAATTTCTTCAGCAGTCCCAAAACCGCGTAATTGATTTTCAATTGATGATTTGCCGCTATCAACAAAGTTTCGGTTAGCCGTAACGTATTGATTTACGATGTTATCAAGCCTATTACCTTCACCACTCTCCGCACCAGACAGCAATCCTAAATCATCATCAACATCAGATTGTGCAAGCATCCCAGCAGATTTGTAGGTATCGTATACTCCTCTTAAAGCGTCATCGTAAGCAGTTGAAAATGCTTCACTAAGACCACCTTCACGATAGCTCGTTCCTAATCCACCAAAGTAATCGTCATTTGCAAATCCAAAAGCACTACTTAAACGCCCTAATGCAGCATCGAGCGCAGCTTGCCTTGCTTTTTCAGCTTCAGCAGCAGCAAGTTCTTCATCTGTCGGGCCAGTAATTTCATTACCACCACCGCCACCACCACTGCCACCGCCACCGTCAAATGGTGGTTCTTCTCCTGGAATTACAACACCGTCTGAACCACCCCCAGGCGTGTACTCTCCGTCAGGGTTAATAGTATTTATTGGCCCTACTGGGCCTGGTATAACAACACTATTATTGCCGTTGCCGCCTTGCGTGGAGTAGGTTACAGTTCCAGCACTCCCGTCGTTGCCAGAAACATTAACAAAACTGCTAGAGTCTGTGCCGCCACTATTTAAAAATTCGGCAAGACCTAACGTATTTGCAATATTTACTGGATTATCTGTTGGCTGGTAGAGGCTTCCATTTGCATTACGCGCCATCGCTGGTGCTTTACTTGCGTCTAACCCACCTAGTAATTCTCTAGTGCCGTCAGCGTTTACTCGTATCATTGGTGGGTTTCCAGCATCAAACGGCGCAGCTGGTCGTACTTTACCACCAATATTCATAACGCCAGTACCGCCTAAAGTTTTCGCAAGCTCTTGATTTGCGCTATTATCTACTAACTGACCACCAACATACTCTTTGCCGTCATCTGGGGTTACTAAGTTTACAAGTGTTTGTAGAATGTTGTTTTCTTTTGCCGCCGCAGCGTCTGCTTCTCTCTGGGCTTCGTAAGCTGCTGCTGCTTGTGCTGCTTCAGCTGCTTCCCTTTGCCTTTTTTTACGTCTTCTTCTTTGCGCGGAAGTTTCGTTTTTCCTACTTGAACTTGGCCCAACATTAGCGCCAGCACCACTTTGACTGCTTGGGGGGTAAGCTGGAATACCAGCAAAGCTAGGTATTTCTGCACCACCAGCACGTTTAAGCATTTGGCGTTCGGCTTCGTTTATATACGCCAGCATATGCGGTTCACCAGCAATTGTGGCATTTCGAGGGGCATTTCCACCCGACGTTATTTCTTTCCATGTATTATCCCACCAACCCATTATATTATCCTCTTATAATTGATGAGCTATTAGTTGGTGCAAACAGTTGCGCCATCTCATATCTGTTTTTATTTCGCGCCTCGAGTTGCGCTTGCGTTGCTAAACCTTCGGTAGCATTTGCAAAAATATTACTTATTGGATTGTATTCTGGCACTTGGGTATTAGCCATTATTTGATTTTGCGCTTGTGCGGCAATAAGTGAAGGATCTGCCAAACTTGCGTTTTGACCTAATAAATTACTTTTAATGGTCGCAAGATTTGAACGTGTAGTATCAGCAATAGATTGACCTTTTCTTGCAGCTTGTAACTCCGCATCATTAAATTTTTTAAGCAATTCGTTTTCTCGCTCAATGCGTTCACTACCTACTAATTGACCACTTCGAGCAAGCGCAATCCGCAAATCTTTCATTGCCTTTTCATACTGATCTTCAATTTGCGGTTGCGCGTATGACATATAATCAGCTGCACGGTCTGCGTAGAACTGGTCATTATAACCACTAAACGCTGCATCAATGTTGTCTTTCCCCTGCGTAATACGCCCCTGCCTAGCTTCTTCTTCTGCAAGCTGGCGTTGGTATTCTTCTTCCATTGCACTGCTGCCGCCGCCCAAACACATTTATATCACCTCACCCTTTCCGCGCCATCGAACATTTGTGTCCGATAATCGAACGTAACTAAAAACTTTAAAATCTTCGCCATTTTTGCCATATTTTTTGAGCGTACATTCTTCTTTCAAACCTAAAAATTTTAACCACCTATGCACTTCGTCATACCCATCAATACTGTAAGCTTCGACCCTATGAGCTCTAGCGTTGTTTAATGCTGGTATTATACCGCGAATTATTGCTTTTGTCAGGAAAAGGCCGATACTTTTAAATTTGTCAGTCGCAAACATCCCAAGTGTCCACACACCTGGGCGCACGGGAATATAACTTATTATTGCTATTGGGTTGTTAAGCTCTTTTTCTACACAAAATACAGTTTGAAAATTAGCTAAACTGTCTGCAATGTCAGCCGCTAAATTTTTTTTATCTCTCGTAAATCGCAATGCGTCAATTTCTTCATAATCTCTTTGCCTCATGTTTGAGGCTACATGAAAAACATCTTGTGGTTCGGCCTCTCTTAGTATCATCCGCTTTCCCCACTTGTATAGTGAATGGCAATATTACCTAGTTTTGCTGCACCTGGCTTTGCACAAGTCAGTCTAGGTGCTATGTGAGTGCTGTAACCATTAATAGCCGCCCTACCCAATCCAAAAGTCGTTTTATTAACAGTCGCTACTTCCTCAAGAGCAGTAATGTCTTGCGGATCAGTAGCGACACTGACGGTCCAAACATTTTCGCAAGTCACATCAATACTATTGTAATCTTTAAAGGTTGCCGGACTGCCGCTATCCAAAAACGGCATTTGTACAACAACTTCAGAACTATCGTAAATATTACCGTCTTCACCACCTAATGAGTAAAGTTTATTGCCGCTTCTGCATAGTGTTTGTCTGCCGTCGTATGCCCACCGATCAACAACAAAACCTGGCTCATATATTGACCACGCAGATACCTTCGATGATGGAAAATAACTAAAAACATACATCGTTGATCCGATTGCCAGTATATACCGACCATCGCGCTGTTCGAGGGTTGCTTTTGACTTTTCAGCTAACGCCCTATTGTCTTGGATTGATTTAACAATAAGCTCGTCAATTGGATTCCCAATATCCCCGACGAAAGCAGCGTTTGAAGAGTCTCGAGAACGTAAACTTCTTAAACCAGATAAAGACAGGTAAAACACATCGTTTTCGCCAAACTCAACTACACTATCAGGTGCTATAGTTCCTGTGTTTTGAAGAACTTGTATTTGCTGATTTAATGACGGGCTTGGATCGACAAACCATATTTGTATTGCTTCTTGCGCTAGTACCGCCAAATTATCAAAGTAAGTAGCCATTGCCTTTAGATCTTCTGATCCACGCGAATGGTTAGCTAAGTTGATAAATCCAGCACTAAGAGAAGTGTCGTTCCACTCTGTTGGGTCATCGATTGCAGAAAAATGCAGCAAACTATCTGACAATGCATACATTTTTGTTTTTACTGGCATTACAAACTTGCCCGGGCTGTAAGCGTTTATTGTTGCTGCATCTGCGCCGCCATCTAAGAAATTTTGAGTTGTCGGATCAAAAGCTGTTGTTACATTGCCAGTTGTTGTAACAGCTACGGTTTTATTGTTGTGGGAAGATGTGCTTTCTTTTGCAATAATATTAACAAAGGCATTAACCGCTGTGGCCTCGTATTCTGGCGCAGAAGCAAAACTATTAATAGCAGCTGCAACTTGGGTTGCAGTGTAGCTGTGTGACGTTTCCCAAACGACTTGTGACCCTATTAAGTTTATGCCGTCAACAGTAATGGCTGTGACTGCATTATCAACGCCACCAGACATATGATTTATGTTACCAACCGTAAATGCACCAGTGACTTCCAGTGTTACTTGGAAGTTGTTAAAAGAAATACCAACAGAAGGTGCTGTTATTGTGACAACATCACTTGTTGCACTGGCTGTAAAATTACTCGATCCAGTAGTTATGGCAGCTGCAATATTAGATGCCGTTAAACTGTTTGACCCGTTATGATTTACTGCACTGTCAATAATGTCTACGTTATTTATGCGTAAAAAACGTATTTCATCGCCTGGATTTGACGTACCACCAGTTATTTGTATTGATGCAGTAGCAGCTGTACCGCCAACACTCCCAGCTGTTATTTGAAAAGTGTTTCTTGCCCTGCCGTCAAACCAATCTGTAATTCTAGTGCCGTCGTAGTAGTGAAAAATTCTACCATCAGCAAATTGCGCTGCGACATACAATTTACCGTTATAAAACTCTACTGAATGTACGTTTGTAAGCGCATCACCGCTAGGATGCTGTAGTTGCACATAACTTAAATTAGTCGGGGTATTAGCTGGAAACGTTACGGCTGACGGCGCAGCTGATCCAAACGTGTAGATCTGACCAGCACCAGCAGCCAAGCCAATTGTGTTCGAGGGTAAATCTACTAGCTCAACAAACGCTGGACGTTTTTCTATTTCACCGCCGCGAGTGATGTGTGCGTTTTTAAGCTCAATTAGCGTACCAGGTGGGGCTGTGACGTTCATACGTCTGCGGTCTAACCCACCTCTAAAATCCTCGACCAGAACGTAAGGCATTAGCTACCACCCGTGGTCGCAATCAAGGGTGGCCCTTTTGGTTTGTACATCCCTTCTGGTTCACCACCACCAATTACAAAAGTCTCTGTTTTACTCATACGCGCTTTTAGTCGAGCGTAATGTGCTTGTGCAGCTGCTAGTTTGTTTTGCGCGTCACCTTGTTTCTGCCGTGATAATATTTCAGCAGCAGAATAAAGAATTATAAGTTGATCGTCTAAATCAGCTGTGTCTGCTTCAGCAACAAATGGTGTGAGATTGCGAATACCGTATATTCTAATGCTATCCGTGCCAGTTGTGGCATTTGAATTGTTTGCTGGTATCGGCCAAAACTCTATTTGATTGTTTTCGTAAGTATCAAACCGCCTTATTGGTGAAGATCTTATACCTCGATCACTGTCATGCTGGTTGTATTCTTGCGCTCCAACACCGTAATGAAGCTTAGTCCAATAATCACCATGCTTTGTTTCTATACGCTCTATGCGCTCAAATACTAATCCATCAGGTACATCATAATATCGCTGACCAGCATTTATTGTTATGTCACGGGTAATACGCAAAAACGGCCAGCTATAGTCTTCCCATAGCCGCCGTTGTGTGCGCTGCAACATATTAATAAATACATCTCGCGTTGCTTTACCCAAATTAGGCTGTAGCGAGTGACCAACTTCTGCTCGTAAATCGGTTACAAGTTGACCTAATGATGTACCTCTAGCCATTTACTATTCCTCGACATATGCCTCGTTTTTTTCTGTGCTGGGATCGTCGGCAATAAAATGTCCGTTTTCATCCCGTGCGCGTTTACGAGTGGTTTTCTTTTTTACTGGCTTCTTTTTCTCTGGCTTAAACGTGGGATCTAGCAACTCTGCCGGAACACGGGCTGCTTCTAATGTGTTTGGAAGATCTCCGAACTGATTAAACAAACCGACAACTTTACCATCGCCATAAAACTCGCCTAATCGATTTCTCTCTTGATCCATTGTCGCATCAAGCTCACCATTTACTCTAATATTTGTAACGGCATCGTCGCCGTGGATGGATTGCAACAGCATTATTTCAGCTGGTGTCACCATTGTTTTTGGTACAACGCTGCGAATGTCTCCCCCAATCGCCACTGTACATGAACATTTTTCAAACATACTTTCCTCCTGGTTGATCGGAGGGCGCGAACGCCCCCCTTGGTTAAATTAAGAAATTTCGTAAACACCGTGGCAATTCAGCTGTGTTGCTGAAAGTGCTGCGGTAGTTGTAATCGCACGATACATAACGTACTGGTCAGCTGGTCTAGCTGGTGAGTGACGTTTCATCTTCTCGCCGTCCATGTAGTACATGCACAATTTTGAGGTATCGATGATGTAGCATCGCTTGCTTGGCGTTTTGCCAGAAATGGTCAAATCGTCCATAGTAGGATCATAAGCAAAAGTAAGACCGTTATAGTTGATCTCACCCATACTAATGTCCTGATTTCTTGCAAAACCAGTGTTACTATAGTTACCGTTTCTGCGTAGTTCGTCTGCAAGACGATCTAAGAAAGCAGAACCACAAACAGCAATGTTTGGTTTTCCGCCAAAACGCTTCAACTGACGCATTTCTGAATGTAGAGTTTCAATCAACTCTTGCCCAGTAGCAGATGTTGTAATTGCTACATTTGCTCGGTTTCTCCACCAGGTATTAGATACTGTGGACAATCCGCCAACTGTTGTACCAGAAGCTGTTGGATCATCGAGAACCAAAGTCTGAATACCAGCAATTGCATTTGCGTCGGCTGTACCATCGCCATAAAGAAAATCATTCATGCCTCTAGAATAACCTTCCATCATATCGTCCAGCTTATCTTGAAAAAGATTAGCTAAGACTGTTTGATCGCGGCCTGAGTGATTGCTAACACCAGCTGATGTTGTGCTTTCAGTAACGCTAATACCGTCCTTTTTAAGTTCGGTTAGTGTTAATGAAATACCAGCGTGATGCTCTTTCCATGCGTAGTTAGCACGTTTAATGTTTGCTGGATTTGCATAAGTCACTGTATCGTTATGCGTATATCCAGAAACGGTTGTTGTGTATGTGCCTTTAACACCTACACTGAGCTCGCCCTTCCCACCTGGAAAAGTTTTAGCACCTGAGTCCATTGCTTTTAACAATGGTTTGTCTTGTAAAGACTGCGAGTAGACATTGCCTTTATCGATGTAATAATCGAGTGCGGCATTGGCTATGTTCGCAAGTTCGGCTGATGAAAAAGCCATTTTACTTTCCTAACATAATTTTAGGAGTTCCCCATTGCCGCTGCAATCGCTTCCTGTAACGATTGTGGTTCGGGCGCTGGGCTACCTCCAAGTTTACCACCAGACGCAGTTTTCATAGAAGGTCGATTACCAAATTTAGCATTAAATTTTTGGTTCACTTGGTCATAAGCACTTTGCGCCAATTGAATTGCTTCTTGTGGCGTTTGTGCGGTCTGTCCTCGTTCGGCAATCATCGATCTAACTCTTGCGTCAATTAAGTCTTCTTTGAGGTCATAATCAGGGTCGCTTGCTCGGGTGTTTTCTTCCCAATCAGTTACAGTTTCAGCTAAATAATTAATTTGCTGTTGCTGCACTTGTGCATTTTGTTGCTGCAACATCATCTCGTTCTGTTGCTTCTGCCTTGCGGCTTCTGCTCTAGCTCGAGACAATTCCCGTCCAGCATCTTCGTCCAAATAACCATCATCAACTCGGGTCTGAATGTCTTGTGGCATAACAATGCCAGCCGCTTGGGATAATTGCTGCACATAAGGTTTTAATGCTGTTAATGCTGCCATTGGGTCAGATTTCATTTTAACCATAATATCTAAACCAATTGCCGCTTCGTCACCTGACAAATTATTTGTTGCCAGATAATTTTGCATTACATCAAATTTCTGTGCGCTTTCCTTTGCTTCATTCCTTTGTTGAACAAGTTCTTTAAAACGAGGGTGCTTGTGAAACGGTAAATTAGAATAATCTTCTTCCTGATCTGCAAACTCAACATCTGCATCACTTTCCGTAGATTCCGCTGCAACTTCATCCCTTTCTACTTCCTCACTCTCAGAGTGCGACTCTGGTTCTTCTTCGGGTTGAGCAGCGTCCTTAATGACACTAAGCAAATCCGCTTCAGTTTCGCTTTCAACGGGTGACGACTCCGCCTTTTCGTCCTCGATTATATCGTCGGCCTCGGTGGACGTTTCCGATTCCGTGGTTTCATCAACCATATTAGCGTCCTTCCTTCTATCTGCATTTTACCTCTGTTGATCGTAACAATCAACAAACAGCAAAAAATTACTGGTTATTCGCCCCCATTGGTGCAACACCTCCCGAACCAGAGGGCAATTGTCTAGGCGCGTTATCCGCACCTCCTCCTGGCACACCAGCTAACGCTGGATCACCAGTTCCTTGTCCTTGCCCCTGGTTCATAGAGACAATTGAAGGAATTTTGTCTGTAAACGCTGAGTCAAGATCAAGCTTGTCATCAAGACGTTTTAACAATTCTTTTGCTAACCATTTTGGATCAATACCAGGAATTTGCAGCAAGAACGGCATGATCCGTTCTATGTTTGCTAGTTCAGCAGCGCGATTAGGTTTACCCGTTGATCCAGCCTCGATCTCTAGAAATACTTCTTCCATAATCTGATCTCTGGTCATTTCCGGCCACACCGCGCCATTACCTACAATCTTAACTACCTCTTCTCTGCCAAGATTTGCTAATAACACTTGACCAGCTGCACGGGTAATCTCTGACATAAAGCTATCAAGTTCATCGACATTCGCACCCAAGCTAGACATTCTTGCGCTTTCGGCAATCGATGTCTCTGTAGCCGTCGCTTTTGACAAACCACCAAAGCTGCTTTCTTGAGCTCCAACAACCAGCTGAATATCGTCAAAAATTGTACGAACTTCGTATAAATTAGGATCTATTCCAATCTGACCTACGGGCTGGATAACGTCATTTACTTTTTGACCAGCCGCCAAGGCTTGTAACTCGATTACGGCATTAGCTGGGTGCGTTGCCAACTTTTCTTTATCGTGATCCTCTAAAACACCAGCTGGTGCTGCATACTTCGGTCTGTTTGCCCTTCGATGTTCCCTTAATCCCTGCCTTGCTCGATTATATTCATGCTGCATCGGCAGCAGCAAACTAATGTCGCTGGGTGGGTATAAGTGATCTTTATGCTCAACCTCGTTAAAGACAAGAGCAAATATCGGCCAGAACGTTTCGACGTTTACTGGTGGCGCTGTAGGTTCACGCAAAAAGTCTGGGTGTCCATCTGCAACCACATACTGCACACCCGTCTTTCTATCGTATACTTCGTAAACTTGTGCTAATCCTTTCGGCGCACCTTCGCCAGAAATACCATCGTAAGACGTTGATAGCTTGTTGGCATCACCATGACCAATCAAGCGACCTTTCATGTCATACGTTTTATATGAATTTTTTAGGTCAACGTCGTATATTTCTTTTATTTCATCTGGCGTAAGATATAGCTCATGTGCAACCCACTCGCATCCAACAAAACCACGCAACTGGCGGCATCTAGGATCAATGATAACCGAATTTGCTTCTGGAAAATCAAACACAAGTCCCTCGCGGATCGTCACCATTGGTTCTTCAAGTAACGCTTGCATAGACAACATAAGTTCTTCGATCTGTGGATCGTCTTTTTGTATTTCACCTTCAGCCGCTTGCTCAGTAACTCGACGCATAAAATCTATCTGTGCTTGAACATCTGCAATCTTAGCAGCAACCTCTGGCGCTCGATCAATGTCACGCTGAAACCCAACTTTTACAAAACCAACACCAGTAGTAACTACACGACGCACTAAAGCTTTCATTTGAGATTTAAAGGCTGGCTGCTGCTCCTTCATGTAATATTCAAAAAGATTTTCTAATGTTTTAGCAACATTATCGAGCATTTTGTTTTGTGTTTTACCAGCCGTGTAATCTTGAATAATGTTTGCTGCCGCTGGTGGAACAGGCAACCCAGTATTAGCAGCTTGCTCGGAAGTCATAAACGCTTGAGCAAGTGTATCAGCTTCCCCATCCCAAAACTGGTAGCTCATTCTATTCCGTCTTTTAGCTACCGCCTTGGGGTTTTTAGCGTACAACTGTGCTGTTCGTTGCTGCACATGACGCTGTAATATGTTGGCTACATAATTTTCGTCAGACCATTTTGTATCTTCAAAGCCATTCAGTGCAGCATCCATATCGCGCTTCATGGTTGTAAATGATTTTTTGTGAAATTCTTTGGCGTGTTTAATTCTTGCCAACCATTGATTTACTAGCGCCTTGCGACGTTCTGTTGGTTCTGGCTTGTCTACGTCTGTCGTAGTTATCGTCATTTCTTCGTGCATTTACCAACCACCTGTTTTTACATTCATAAAGTCTTGCTTTTTTCTTAAAGCAGCATCCCACTTAACCCAAGCCAGAGTGCCGACCTTTGGCGTACTTGTTGTTTTTACTATACCACCACCAGGCGTAGTAAGTCGAGCCAAACCCATACCTATCCACGCAAGGGTATCTACAAAGTCATCATGGCGACCATTTGGAAACTTTAATATCTCGTCGGTGGCTTTTTGTGTCCAGACTGATTGCTTTGGAAATAGCACCTTATTCATTGCAATACGACCTAAGATCGATTGCGCTCTTTGAACTTTATTGGCTACTGGCGTTACTTCCTCGATACGACAATATATTCGTTCTTCTGCCATGCGCTTACGCAAAAACGGGCCAATAGCTTTAGAAATATGACCTTTTTCTGCCCACCAGATAAGAGGCTTCCATTTCTTTATTAATCCCAGCATGGCATCGACCACTTTATCTGTAGGCTGCTTTTCCCACCAAGTATCGAGCAAATATATATCGTCGTTCTGATCTACGCCTACTATCAGCAAGCACGTTGCGTCATTTCTAGTTCTATCGACACCAACCGCATGATCGCTGGCCGCATATATCCTTAAATCTTTTGGTGCATCTTTGCGATTATAATATTTTATATTTTCTCTGCGAAACAAATCACCATCTTCGGGCGTAGGACGGCCTTGGTACAATGCGCTAAAGCCTCGAGAGTCCAAACGCCTTTGGGCTTCCATGAACTCCATATCAAATCGATCCGGCCACAACAGTTCGCCAACCTCTCGACCCAATGGGTCATCTTCTTCCGCTAATGCTGGTAAATTAATAATCTTCCACTTTGCAGCTTCTTCTGGGCTATAGTGTGGATTAGTGGGGTCAGTCAGTCTGCCGATTAGATCATCTTCGTGCCACCTAGTTTGCACAATGACAATCGATGCTGATGCAGTCATTAGACGGGTCATAAGCACCTGGGTGAACCACTGCCATAGCTGTTCGCGCAACGTCGGGCTGTTAGCCTCAATGCTATCCTTGATCGGATCATCGAGAATAACAAAATCACCGCCTCGACCAGTGATAGATCCCCCTCGCCCAACAAATACTGACATACCGCCAGATCCAGTTTGTATTCTAGATTTACTTGCACCACCTTTTCGCAACCCAAAGCTCGGGAAAACGTGCTTATACTGAGGCAACATCATTATATTACGCACATCTGCACCGAAATCTTTGGCAAAATCTTCGTTATATGTGGCAAAAATTACGTTTCTGTACGGATCTCGACCTTGCAACCAAGGCACAAATCGACGCGATATTAGTTCAGATTTACCGTGTCTGGGCGGCATCGAGACTATTAATCGCGGGATATGCCCCTTTTCTACCTTCTCGAGAACCTTTGCTAACGCTCGATGGTGCTTTGCATCCTTAAACATACTTTCGTCAATGTTTTCTGGATCATCCGCATCTGGCATGGTGTACTTAACAAAGTCGATAAAGCTTGTGCGGCACTCAATAGCTCTCTTTTGCCGCTTTGCAGCAGCAATCTTATTCTCTAGCTCATTAAGTACCTTGGCGTTACTCATTTAATAATCCTAACGCCAATTCTAGCGTTTCTTTATTACGCCTAGACCAACCCTTTCCGTAAATTTTAAAATCATCAAGAGACTCATAGTATTGCTGTCTGCCGTGATGGTATTTATCAAGTGCGTCTTTAGGATTTAAATCGTGGCAAGCAGCAATTGTCTTACTTCCTATTAAACCATCTGGTTTTGCCGCAACCGCACGTTGCAATATCTTTACACTTCTACGACCTCCGGCATTATAAGCCATATCCGCAACACAAATATCTAAACCGCTCGGTAATTGGTCGCCGCGCACATTATCCCAGTATTGTGTTTTGACAAAAGGCTTAACATCTTCTTTCGTCAGGGCTTTCATCACATCTTTGGGTGCTGGCTTGTCTGTATATTTAGCCCAATTCCAAGCAGTAACGCCCCACATAGTAGAGCCCTCATTGCCATGTCCATCGCCTTGAGAATTTCCAGAATCCCTTTGGTCGTCTTGGAAAGCTCCTTCGTGAACCATCAACATATCAAAAAACATATCCCAATTTTTTTCCATTATTCTGTCTCCACTTGTTTTGTTCCCCACGTTCGGGTGTAGCCAAATTCTTCGTAAGCAGCCGCCCATCGGTTCTCTGTAAAGGTGGCAAACTTTATTAAGTTTTCGGTGTCTGCATAAAGCTGGTCGATCCATTCGTTGTTTTCAGCAACTTGGCTCTCTAAATGCGATATTCGGTGTGCTTGTTCGCTAATCCACCAAACACCACCAACCAGCTGCACAGCCATTGCAAGAACTAAGGCTAAAGGTACTTTTAAATCAGCCATTATTTTTTACCGAATAGATGTTTGCCACCGCGTATTCCTATGGCCGCGCTGCATACAGTGAAAACCAGCCAAGTGTACCACTCGGGCAACTCAGAAAGACGGGTAAAACCGTTTTTAACCGTTTCTTCCAAACCTGGAATAAAACATAAGATTACTGGAATAAGCACAATTACAGTCACAAACTCGTCCTTGAGAGAGTTTTGCGTACCTTGCGCCATTATCTTTTCCCAATCAGCCGTCGAGGTTTCTTTCGAGAGCAAAATCTTAGCTTTCGCTTCCGCCTCTGTTAATTTTAGCTTGGCATTAGCAGCTTGCGCTTGAGTTTTGGCGTTGAGCCATCCCCCAGCCAGTTCAGCTACTGGGCCGATCAGTGCTTGCAGCATTTTTAGCCTCCATCATGTTAAACCCAAAATAACTCGCAATTACCCCGGAACTCCCTATGACATAGACGCTTGCTATGTCTGTAATGAGCTCTGCGGCTTGAGATAAGCCTACGTAAGAGGCGAAAAGGATTGCCACCGGGTAAGCGAGCATTCCGACAGTACACGCCACCACAAGGCGTCTCTGCACGTCTCTTTTCTTGTCCATGTCTTCCATGTTGCGGCGTCTATCCTCAAGCATAATTTCCCGTTCGTCTGGATCAATTTTTCCGTTTCCGTTGATGTCGTACTCGTTCATTAGCTTTCCTCGCAATCCGTAATGCGACTGCTCGATCTCGAGTTATCACAATTACTTTTTTGTTTTCGTCGTACAAAACCCATCTATTTTTTCTCTCGACTAACCTCAAAACAGTGAACCGCACTATTAGTATTCGTTATTAACACTCGCGCTTTGACCATTTCCGTTTTGCAAGCTTCCTCGCTGCCATACGTGCCAATCTGAAAGTAAGAAAACTCTTGCGCTACAAATTGCATCCAGACCAAAAACCACATTACCAGCGCCCTTGCCACTTGCCCAAAGCGTAAAACCCTAGAAACAAAATGCCGCCACTAACTACAAAAATGACTGCGCCGATAGCAAAGTTGATTGCGGCATCTATTCTTTCTTGTTTTTTGTACAATTCTTGCTTTCTTTTTCTACGCATCTGAGCCTCAATCTGTAGAACCTCTTTCCAGGCACTTGGCCCATAATTAAAGCTAATATGATCTTTTATCTCAGCCCTCATTTGCTCCATCTTCTTTTTATTGGCAAAGATTTCTAACGCTGTTTCTTCATCACTCCCTTTGAACGTCTGCTTCCACCAAGGCGGATTTTTTTCTCTTTCTTCTAGATTAGTAAAATCGGAAAACGCCTTTCCCCATTGGCTTAAAGTTCCAGACATTTCTTGTAGATCCTTGCCCGTGCTTATCGCTGCACGAAGCGTTTTGTACGCTCCTGTCGCTAAAGCAACGCAAGAAACCGGATCCATTTTTCACCCCATTTTCAACAAAACAGCTACAAGCAAAAGAATGATGCTGCCACATGCGCCCACCAACACAGCCTCTAAACGCTTTACTCGCCCAAATAAGTCTTTAAATTGAATGGAAATTTCTGTTTTAATCGCAATGATTTCTTTCTCTAGCCCGTCAATTCGTTCGTGTGCGCTTGCAACTGTAGATTTTTTCATTTGTCTGCCTCTGTAGGACGTATAAATCGACTAGTTTTGACTGTACGTTTATACATCGTTCCCTAACTCTTGCTTTAAACGGTGCATGAAAGCCTCTCGGCCTACTTGCAGTTGCGTTAGATTAAACTGTGTGCTTGCTATCTTTTGATCCAAAGAACCAATGTGATTTACACAGCCCTTTGCTTCGTCTGATAGTTGATCTTCTGTGTATTCTATATCGTCAATCGTGATGGTCTTTTTATCTTCAACCATGTTGATCCCCTTCCTTGGTTAAGTATTTGCTGCAATCGCAGCGTTTGCGGCAGTCATATCCTCTGTAGTCCAAAAGTCCTTGGCTACCATGAGTTCCAGATGCTCGACATTTCGTGACACTGTGTCAGTCCAATCGGCATCTT